TGGTAAAGTTCCGATATTTTTAGTATCAAATCTAACACCATTAGCGGCTAACGCAGAGTCTTTCATGGTATTTCTAACAGAGCCATTCAAGATTGCTTCAGGTGTTACACCAACTTCAGTGTTATCCAATATCGTTTCTGGACTCATATTATATTGCATAATAAGAGATGGATATAGTGAGTTTAAGTCAAATGATACTACCCAATCATGCATTCCAACCATCGGTGCTTTAACATAACCGCCTGGATAATCACCTTTAAATGATTCTTCATTTTGAGGGATAGCTATATGATCTTCGGATAGGTCTCGGTAAATGATTGAATCCCAAATAGCAACAGTACCTAACACTGTATCATAATTAACGCCAGCCTTATATGCTAGGGTTAATGCTAAGTTAATAAGCCCTAACTTATCTTCTAATCGTGCAACTAACTCAACGTCTTTAATATTATAGTCAATAAACTTTTGGTAATCATTTTCATATAATCCTTGGAGATCACCATGCTCTTCATATGATAACTTACGTTCACCTAATTCTACATGCCCAATATGGTCTAGTCGATATGATTCTTGCGGGGTAAAAATAAACTTCTTATATAATTCAAGGTAATCTAATGTAGTAATACCCATTAAAGTATAGGCAATTCGCTCTTTACCAAATGTAATAATTTTATCTTCTTTAATATCTCCCCAAGGTGATAGCTTCTTCATAACATGTTTACCACATACCTTTTCAATTCTATTAACAAGATATGGTATATCAAAGAACCTAACATTCCACCCAGTAATGATGTCAACATTACTCATATGAATAGTATATCGTATGAGTAACTCTTTTTCATCATTACATTGAATATACTTTACTTGGTTTGATTGCATTAAAGAATTCTCAACATCATAATCACCACATCCAAAGACATAGTAAATATCATCAATGTTATTCTTACATGTGATAGCTGTTACTTCTTGTGAAGCTTCTTCTGGGTGCGGAAACCCGTCATCAGCCTTTGTCTCAATATCGATTGAGGTTATGTTGATAATAGATGGGTCCCACTTAATCTTACCTGGGAAAGCTTCATTTAAGTATTGAGCAACATAATTAGTATTACCATGAACTTTAAATGAAGCTACATCACCGTACTGCTTAGAGAAGTCAGTAGCTTCTTTCATTGTGTTGAATACCATTGGTTCTACATTAGAACCATCCAAAGCTTTCCATTTTGAGTTTGGATCTTTAGATGTTACATAAAGAGTAGGCTTGAATGGGATAGCGCGCTGTACACGTTTCCCGTTTTCATAGCCAATGTATCTTATATTCTTACCATAACGGTAAGCATTAGTATATATTTTATTATTGATCATGTATCTATTATAACACAATCAACAGCAAATGTACACCCTTTATGTAACTATTTGTTGCTTAGGTGTCACAATAGAACCTGTCATCTCCTGGTATTTCTCAGACAATGATGCTGTTGGGTTAACAACAAACATAATGTCTTGCACACGAATTGGTAAAGTCTTAATGTCAGCATATCCCATATACGGTAAGAAAGAGATCTTGCCATCAGCAGTAGGGATAATAATTAAAGGTGTTTCAATAGTAACATGTGTTTCATTTGTGTCTTTGATAGAACATAGAAGCTCTTCGCCTGTTACTAGTCTTACGATTTTTGGTTCACTCATATATTTCTCCATTGTATAATAGAATATACATTAGACTATCTAATGTATATTAAAGTATACAGCACACTATATGCTGTATACTGTATATATATTTAACCTAAAAGAAGTTTCTTAGCTTGTTTGCTAAATTCTCCAAGGTTAATAGTTTGTGGTTTATCCTCTTCAGGGATTTCATTTTCAAGACCAATTAGTAATAGTCCATCAACGATATCTGCACCAACAACTTTAATTGTTTCAGCTAATGTGAAAGAACGTTTAAAGTTTCTGGTTGAAATACCCTTATGAACATACTCAGTTGTATCTGAGTCAGTACCTTTATTACCTTCAACAGTCAACACACCCTTTTCAAGAGTTAGATTAATATCATCATCCTTAAAACCAGCTACAGCGATCTCAATAAAATAGTGATTATCACCTTTTTTGATTACGTTGTACGGTGGGTACGATTGTTGTTGTTGCGGGTTATTGATAGCATCGAAAAGATTATCGAAGCCGAAAAACAAATCTCTTTGAAAGTTTGTCATAGTTTTCTCCTTATATTAAGCGAGTTGTAATTATAGAGCCTCTCTTGAGACTCTTCCACATTAAGACACCCTTACGGCATGTCTTAAATTCTATTTAGTGCCTATGTTATACTTAGGACACAATTCCCATTGGTGTTTATCCTTATGGGAAATAATCTTTATTTGGTTTAAAGGAGCTGTATCGCCGATAGCCTCAACAGTCTCAAGTAACCCCCAATCAGACATTAAGGTAACTATTGTATTACGTCTACCAATGTCATTCTTGGTTAAGTTAGAAGGTTTACCATCTAACAAAAATAATTCTTTGAAATGGGTTATGAAGTATCTTCCTTGCTTATGTAATATATGACAGCTTTGATATAACTTCGAATCTTTCTTTGACGCTACACCCATTCTAGTTAACGTCTCTCTTATTTTTAAAAAATCGTCTGGTTGTCCAAGTATGACCTCCAACATTTGATCTGGATTCCAGTCGACGATCTCATCATTTAGTTCCACCATGATGTATTTTATCCTTAATTATCTTCATTTCATTTTGTGATAGAAGAGGAAGTACATCTCTAGCTTTTTCATTTGAATACCCGTAGTATTCTTTAATTGCAGATATGTCTGCAGACTCAGATGTCTTATTCCACTTCGAAAATCTTTTACGATTCCTGATAATATTTATAAGAAATGAAAATTGTGCCTTACCTGAGAGATGAGCATTCATATTCATCTCGTTAGCATACAACACTGTGTCTGGAAAATAAGATAGTCCACGATTAATCATAAACGCAGGATACTCATTATCTTTAATATCAACATCTTTAAAGTGATACCATTTATTACCATTGATAGCATTCAAATAGGTAAATGGGTTCTTAGTTAATTCATTACTCATGGATAAACCTTTTCTATGTTACCTAATTTCCATTTACGATATTGCTCTGACCATTCTGTATGTTGGGCAAAAGAAATTTCTTCAATTCTCTTACCTTTATATTTCATTAACCATTCTGGATATGTCATTTGAAACTCCCTTGAGCCATAATCTCTGTTAAACACGCAACAGTATTCAATTCATGATCTGCGACGAATGCATCTTTATAAGAATAGTCAGCAAGTGTCATAACCAGTTGTGGTATATAACTTGGATCGACATACTCTAACATATTATCATAAATCATTCTGAATACCTTAGCACTCTCTATGTCAATATTATCTGTTACCCATTTTCTCATACCTTTAAAGTTCTTATTCTTAAGATCCTCCATAAGCCCTTTAATAGAGGATTCAGACAAGGAGACTAGAATACCAGCATCAATAGAACCCGACATTCCATATCGCTGACATTCATTCAAAACACGTCTCCAATCTGGTATATATTTCATGATTAGTTCAGCAACAACCTTATCTTCATACTTGATATTCTCAGTATCTAAGATAGTCTTAAGTCGTTCCATGAACTGACCAGCCATGATAGCCTTTGATCCAACGTTGAATTCATATACAGAACATCTAGAATGCAGAGGTTCAATGATACGATTCTTAAAATTACAGGTTAAGATGAACCTACAATTATTGGAAAACTCTTCGATAAAGCCACGAAGAGCAGGTTGAGTAGATTGGGGGTTAAGGTAGTCAGCCTCATCTAATATAACTACCTTATACCCACCTTGCAATGAAACAGTCGAAGCGAACTGCTTTATTTTACCACGGAGTGTATCAATGTTGCCATCTTCAGAACCATTGATAATTATATGGTCAAGTCCTAATTCATTGCAAAGCGCTCTGGCCACAGTTGTCTTACCAACACCTGCTGAACCTGTGAACATCATATTAGGAAGCTCGCCATTTTTAATTATTTCATTGAATGTGGATTTTAGGGAGCTATCCAAAATACATTCATCAATAGTTTGAGGTCGATATTTCTCTACGTAGAGAAATTCATCTTTTCTTTTCATCATATAATTTCCATTTGTTTTTTAATATATTTGCCAGATCTTTTAGTCTCTTTCATACAAGCCGATATCGATGGATATTCAACACCTTCAAATATTATACTAATAGCATTTGGTGGGACTTTACCAAATGCAGGGTTCTTATTCCCAAGAATTCTAGCTGATGCTTCAGCTCTACGAGAGCCATCATCATTATCCCATGCTGCCTTTGTTCCTTTAGCTATATTTTCTCCACCCTTATGTTTTTCACCTTTACGTGATCTACCATACATAGAGTTATTTTCGCCACTCATGTCTCGGCGATTTTTCATGCCTTCTATATAGTTAGGAGATTTTGATGTGTCACCGCCTTCACCACCCTCAGTCATATTATATAATGGTATACACATATTCTTATATTGAGCTATATGATACGACTCTCTTTCATTCAAAAGATATTCAT